ACAAATTAAAACTATTCAAACAATATTGAATACTTTTATAATCAAAGATATTAAGTAATGGAACTAGTGATGGTAAAAAAGAAAAAAGGAGTACAGTACTTTACCCAAGAAACAGAAGACTCAATAGTATTATATAATAACACTTCTGACCCAGAAACAAGAAGTCGTTTGTATAATGATAAAATTCATTATGCTTTTTTTAAATTAACAGAAAATATAATTCATACATTTAAGTTTTATTATACAGAAGTAGATGAAATTGAACATCTACAACATGAAGTAATTACATTTCTACTTAGTAAAATTCATTTATATGATCAATCTAAAGGTACAAAAGCATACTCTTATTTTGGAACCATTGCTAAACGTTATTTAATACTTTCAAATCAAAAGAACTATAAAAAACGTATTGATACTGCTCCTGTAGAACTTTTAGAAGAAGATGAAACATATTCTTACACTATAGATGATTCTTCTTCAGATGAAAGACTATCTCTTTTTATAGATGATTTTACAGATTATGTTACTGAACATATTTTTGAATTATTCCCAAAAGAATATGATGCTCAAATAGCTGATGCTATTTTAGAATTATTTCGTAAAAGAGAATATTTAGATGTATTTAATAAAAAAGCACTTTACATTTATATCCGTGAACAAGTTGATGCTAAAACACCTAAAATAACTAAAATAGCTAATCAACTTTATGACATCTTTAAAAAAGGTTATATATTTTATTTAGAACACGGATATACAAATTTTTAAGTTTCATATTTATAAGAAACTAATTGTATATTTATGTCACAATTTGATAACGTAGTCTTTGGTAAGAAAAAATTTTCTGATATTTTAGAAGAAATTTATACTAACCAACAGAAAAAGGATAAACAAGTCTCTGCTCTTATAAATGAGCTAAAACCTCTTATTTCCGATATTGGTGATGCTACTTTAGTAGTTCCTTTAATTAAAGAATATATGGAGATTAGTGTTAAAAATGATGACTTATTAATTAAAATGGCTGCTTTAGCTCAACGAGCTATGAACACTCAAGCACCAGATGGTTCATTAACTATCTCAGATGAGGAAAAAGAACAACTATTAGCAGCAATGAATGATCTTAAAGGGAAAAAATAATGTTTGCTAGTAATAGTTTATTTAGAACCATTGTACAAGAAAGTCAAAGACTTGAACGTAATGGTACTTTTACAATTACCCCTGTAAGAGTAAAATATACTTTTCTTAATCTAGAACAAACAAAAAAAGACTACCCTGAAATATATGCTAAGTATGGCGAAGACTTTGCTTTAAATGGAATTCTATTTGATTCAATTACTGCCCCAACTCCAAATACTAAATCTAAAAATTTAGATTATTATATATTTGCTAAACCTTTATTTCCTAATTTCAGACAAGTTCCTCTTGTTAATGAAATAGCTTATGTAATAACATTACCATCAGTTAATTTACAAGACCCAAGTTTTATTAACTTAAATGATCAAGAATTTTATTACTTTCTTCCTATAAATCTTTGGAATAGTGTTCATAATAATGCCTTACCTAATCCTTTAGATACAACAACTAAAACACCCTCAGAACAAAAATCAATACAACAAATTGAAGCAGGTTCTAAAATAAAAGTAACAGATGGAGTTAATGATATTGATTTAGGAGAAACATTTGAAGAACAAGCTGATATTAAAAATTTACAACCTTTTGAAGGTGATGTAATTTTTGAAGGTAGATGGGGTCAATCCTTTAGATTTGGTTCCACAGTAACTGGAAGTAATGGATTGCCTTATTTAGGTAACCAATGGTCTGATAAGACTTTGCTAGGTAATCAAGGCGATCCTATCTTAATTATAAGAAATGGACAACATAATGATGGTAAAGAAGCTTGGAAACCTATATTAGAAGATATTAATAAAGATCCTGCTTCTATCTATATGGGATCAACCCAAAAAATCCCATTAACTCCAGCGGCTAGTTCTTATGAAAGTTATTATTACCCTCCTACAAACCCTAAAGAATATTCAGGTAACCAATTAATTCTTAATTCAGGTAGAGTAGTCTTAAACTCAAATAATGATCATATATTACTTTCATCTAATAAGTCTGTAAATTTAAATGCTGTTGAAAGTGTAAATATAGATACTAAAGATTTTATTATTTCTTCAAATACTCTTTTAGGAGGAAAAGATGCTACAGAAGCTTTATTAAAAGGAAATACAACTATAGGAATATTAAATGAGGTAATAGATAATATTCAAACGTTATCTGATACTTTACAAACTCTAATCTCCCAACCAGCTGGTACTAATTTTGCTACTTTAGCTGCTAATGCAGGAGCTGTTTCAAGAAACTTAACTTCATTAAAAAATGAATTAACTAATAAAACATTATCAACTAAAAGCTTTACAATATAATGGCTTTACCAATAAATAAAGATATCGCCCTTCAAATAGCTAAACAAAAAGCAAAAGAAGCTATAGCTCAAAAAGCTGCTAAAGCTGCTATGGAACAAGCTAAAAAACTTAGAGAAGCTAAAACTTTACCTAAACCTGAAGGAGTTATTGATATTAAAGCATTATCTAAAACAGTTAGAGCATCACAACCAGATGATCAAAAACCAAAAGGTTTAGCTAAATTTGGTAAACTTATAACTGATAATGGTTTACAATTAGCTCAAGCTGCCTTACCAGCGGCTAAAGCTTACGCTGTACAATTAGCTATAGATACAGCTTCAGAAAATCTTCCAGATGTATGTCCTAGTCAAGAAATAATAGATTCTATTATAACCCCATTAACTAATTTAATAGAAAGTATAAATTCAACAGCTACAATTACTCAAGATATAAATAAATTAATGCAAGATGTATCAACAGGAGTAACAGTTGTTTCTACTACATCAACTATTCTTAATGCCTTAATTCCTGGATTAACAACAGCAGCAGATGCTTCTCCTTTAGCCCCAGGTTTCTTAGTTTCAGCTATTGATAAAATTGATTATGTTAATAAAAAAATAATTTTTAAAAATGATGGTACTCCTAGATTACCTGAAATTATATCAAATGTAGGTAGTGTGACTATAGCTACAAGTTTAGTATCTTTTTATTTAAAACAAGTAAAAGATATATTAGATAAAGTAATAGCTATTATTAAAAAATGTTCTCCTAGTTCTACTCTCCCTGAATTAAATGCTGAAGTTATTTCTTTATCTAAACAACAAGAACAATCAACAGCTAACCAGGATAATGTCTATAAAGGATTTTTAATAAAAATAGTTGAGGTTAAGTTTAATGAACAATTAAACCAAAGAAAAGCAGTAGCATATAATGGTAATGGTATTCCTGTATTAGAAACTGAACTTTCATTTACTACTAACACTCAAACTTTAGTTAATGATTTAAAAAAGATAATTGATGAATCTGGTTTAATTGGAGATTATCAAGCAACTCCTCAACCACCAGCAATTGATCAAGACTTACTTCCAGATTCAGGTCTTGAGAATGACCAAGTTAGATTAAGTGTTTTAGATACTAGAATAGCTGCTAATCAAAGTAAAGTTGATGATGAATATAAGAAATTCTTAGCATTAAATAAAGAATTACCTATTTCACCTCCTAATTATCCTGCTGTCATTTCTACACTTAATATTGGTACTGTCACAGGCCAATTTAATACTTTTGCTAATGAAGTACTTAATGAAGTTAATTATAGTTTTTATGCGTATCGTGATGGTCAGCAAGTTGAAGAATTCCGTTATTCAGAGCAAGAAAGAGAATCAGCAAATAAAATAATACCTGAATTAAAACAAAAATTAAATACTATTAGATCCCTTATTGATAATATTAATTCTTTTAAAGGAAATAAAGGAGTAATAGAAGGAACAGCTGTAGCTGTAGATATAAACACACAATCATCATTTGCTCTTCCTACACCTTTAAATCCAAACCCGTAAAAAAATAATTAAAACTAATATTTATAACTAATGAAACCGACAGAATTCAAAAAATTAATTAAAGAAGCTGTTAGAGAAGCTATCCAAGAAGAATTAAAAGATATTCTCTTAGAAGCAGTTCGTGCCCCAAAATCAGTTGTAACTGAATCAAAAGACACTTATGCTCAACCTCATATTGAAAATCCTAAACAACTAACTGCCCAAGAACGCAGAGATATGTTTTCAGGCATTATAGGTGAAATGCAACAAGGAAAACCAGCTACTTCAGCATACGCAGGAGATATACAAATGAATAAACCTGTAGATACTATTAATGGAGCTTTACCAGAAGGTAATGTAGGGTTAGACCAGATAATGGCAATGATGAATAAATAATGGCAATTATAGTTAGAAATAGATTCCCAGTAGATTCTCAAGCTCAAAAAGCTGTTGGAGTTGATATTCCCTTCAATGGACCTGCTGTATTTAAATCTAATTACTTAACTAGAGAAGCTATAAAAAATAACTTAATAAACTTTTTTTCCACTACCCCTGGTGAAAGAGTATTTAATCCTTTTTTTGGAAGTAAATTAAAAAGTATAGTTTTCCAAGGATTAAATGATGTTACAAGAGAAAATATTTCTTTTATACTTAATGATGAGTTAAAAAATATTTTTCCATTTGTACAGGTTCAAGATATAAACTATGTCCCAAATGAGGACTTTAATGAATTAACAATAACTATAACTTATCAAGTAGCTAATTTTGGTATAAATGATACTTTAGAAATAACATTATAAAATGGCAATTAAAAGAGATGTAAAATATTTAAACAGAGACTTTAGTACATTAAGAGACCAATTAGTCACTTATGCTAAAACTTATTTCCCAAACACATATAATGACTTCACCCCAGCCTCACCTGGAATGATGTTTATGGAAATGGCTGCTTATGTTGGGGATGTAATGTCATTTTACTTAGATAACCAAATTCAAGAAACTTATATACAATACGCTCGTCAAACAGATAATATATTTGATTTAGCTTATATGTTAGGTTACAAACCTAAAGTCACATCAGCAGCTACTGTTAATCTTGATTTTTATCAAACTGTTCCTGCTACTACAAGCGGAAGTAATAATGTGACAGTTCCTGATTTTAGTTATTCTCTTTTAGTACCATCTAATACTATTATCACCTCAAAAACCAATTCTAACTTAACCTTTATAACTAAGGATAAAGTAGATTTTAGTTTTAGTAGTTCATTAGATTCAACTGAAGTATTAGTATATCAAACAAGTGGAGGATCTCCAACATCTTATTTATTAAAGAAATCAAGACAAGCTATTTCTTCTACTATAAAAACAACAACAGCTACTTTTACTTCTCCTGTTCCTTTTAATTATGTTGATATAAATGATACAAATATTATAGGAATATTAGATATTACAGATTCAGATGGTAATCAATGGTATGAAGTAGATAACTTGGCCCAAGATGCTATTTTTGATACATTAGAAAATACCAACCCAAATGACCCAAATTATTCAGGAAATTCAGATGTACCTAATCTATTAAAAATTAAACAAGTTCAAAATAGATTTGCTACTCGTTTCTTAGACGCTGAAAATTTCAGAATATTGTTTGGAGCGGGTAATCCTAATGATACAAATGAGGTAATTGTTCCTAACCCAAATAATGTAGGTTTAGGTTTACCTTTTGAACAAGATAAATTAACAACAGCTTACTCACCTACTAACTTTGTGTTTACAAATACTTATGGTGTTGCTCCAACAAATACTACTTTAACTATTAGATATTTAACAGGTGGTGGAGTTGCTAGTAATGCTCCTGTAGGAGATTTAACAACAATTAATACTTCTGCTGTTAGATTTATTAACTCAAATATAGCTAATAATACAGTAGCTCAAACATCTTTTGATTCTTTACAAGTAAACAATCCAATAGCTGCCTCAGGAGGTAGTAGTGGAGATTCTTTAGAAGAAATTAGACAGAATGCTTTAGGTAATTTCCAAACCCAATTACGAGCAGTAACATCAGATGATTATAATATTAGGGCTTTAAGTTTGCCTCCTCAATATGGTAGTGTTTCAAAAATATACACAGTAAAAGAAAAAGCAACAAATATTTCTCAAGTTGGTGTTACTTCAACTCTTGATATGTATGTTTTAAGTTCTAACAATGATGGAACTTTAAAAACAGCTTCACCCGCTTTAAAACAAAACATAATTACTTATTTACAACCATTTAGAATCATTAATGATTCAGTTGAAGTAAAAGATGCTTTTGTTATTAATATTGGTGTTGAATTTGATATTATTGTTTTACCAAATTATAATAATGATCAAGTTTTAACTAACTGTATTAACTACCTAAGAAATTATTTTAACATAGACAACTGGCAAATTAATCAGCCTATTGTTTTAAAACAGTTATTTACGAATTTAGACCAAATTGATGGTGTGCAGACAGTACAAGCTATCAATATTGTAAACAAAACAAATACAGCTGAAGGGTATAGCAATTATGCTTATGATATAACCTCAGCTACTTATAACAATGTAGTTTATCCTTCACTTGATCCAATGATTTTTGAAGTTAAATATCCAACAGTAGACATTAAAGGCAGAGTAGTAACATTATAAAATGGCAGTATATAAAATTTTCCCGTCTAAAGATACAACCTTATATTCATTATTTCCTAATATGAATACTGGGTTAGATCCCATTATGGAAGCTACCCAAACTTCCTTTACTACAAATGAACCTAGTCCCCAATCAAGCAGATTTTTAGTCACTTTTGATAGTACTGAAATAGAGGATGTATTGGAAAACAAAATGGGAGTATCTGCTTCAGCCCAATTACAAGATACTTCAAGTTATGAAGTTAATTTACAATGTTTTATTTCTACAGCTACAGGTGTTGATATTAATCCAACAGGAACATTATTAGAAGCTTATTATGTTTCTACAAATTGGAGTATGGGTACAGGTCAATATTTAGATGATCCTATTTCAACAGATGGAGCTTCATGGTATTGGGTTAATTATTCTGGTAGCACAGCTTGGACAACTGCTGGTTTTCCAACAGGAGTAACAGCTTCTTTTACAGGTTCTAATACAGATAGAGACACTAATCCATATGCTGGTGGTGGAACTTGGTATACTGGTTCTGCTAATAGTTTATGGGATGCTGATGCTTACCCAATATCTGCTTCTCAAACATTTTCATATTCAACAGATAAAGACTTAAATGCTACTGTAACTAATATAATAGGAGCTTGGTATACTGGAGCTATTAGTAATGATGTTTTTAATGGATTTATTGTAAAACAAAATCCTGAATTTGTATTTGATAGAAATTACCAACCAGAATTAAAATATTTCTCAGTTGATACAAATACTATATATCCTCCTGCTTTACAATTTAGTTGGAGAGATTTTACATGGAGTACAAGTTCAACTATAGCAGTTTTAGACACATTACCTGCTTTAGTTTCATTAAATGAAAACCCAGGTACTTTCCATAGTCAGAGTGTTAATATTTTTAGAGTTAATGCTGCCCCAAAATATCCACCTAGAGTTTGGACTACTTCTTCATGGTACACTACAAATTATTACTTACCAGAAGCATCATACTATGCTATAAAAGACTTAAGTACTAATGAATATGTTGTAGAATTTGATACTCAATTTACTCAATTAAGCGCGGATACCACAGGTAGTTATTTTACATTATACATGAATGGTCTCCAACCAGAAAGATATTATCAAGTATTAATTCAATCAACAATAGGAGGAAATACTATGGTTTATGATGGAGGATATTATTTTAAAGTAATTAATGGATAATGGAAAGAATCAATTTAAGAAGACAAGTTTATGCTAAAAGTGCTTTTGATAATGTCATTAGTACTGACTTCACTCAGTTGACACCTGTAACTCCTGAAGTTCCTCAAACTCAATCTATTGATATAAATGAATTTTTTGTCCAATATAATAATATATTCTATGATATACCTAAATTTGGAGAAACAAACTCTCATGAGTACCTTGTAAAAACAAGCGGACAATATATTAATTCAACCCAAACAAATGAAACAGTAGAAGCCTTAATTGAAGAAATTAATCAATTAAGACAAGAAAATGCTGATTTACAAAACCAACAAATACAAGGAGATTTAACTAGTGTAGGCCAAAGTATAGCTAGTGCTCAACAAAAATTAAGTAAATAATGAATAAAGTTAGACCAATAGATCCTAATACTCTTAATTATCAAAATATAAGTACAGAGGATGCTAATTTATTTGATTCTTTTGAGATCACAAGTTTATTTAATCCCACTCAGGATGTTGTAGAATACTATGTTTATGATCTTAATAATGAATTAATATATCAAGACTTAACTTTTAACAATTGGTCAAATGTAGAAGATCCATCTTTAGCTTCTACTACCCCTGAAACAAATAATACAGGATCTACTTTAGATGCTGAGTCAAATCCTAATATAGCTCAAGTATCAACAGTAAATTTAGATCCAATTCAAGACTTACAAAATGTAGGTTTAGATTTTGGTAAAGTAAAGTCAATTTATAATTTTGTAACTTATAGATTAAATTCAGATCCAAATAATGAATATTTTATTTCTGAAATATCCTCAGATAGAACTGAGTTAAGATTAAAATCAAACTTTATTTCTGAAGCTAGTTTACAAATTTCATTTGAACAATTTCAAACAGACTTTTTAGACTCAACTGAGTTTGATGAGTTTTATTTAAACTTTGGAGATAATAAATACGTTGTAGCAGTTAACGCAGCTATAGACACTGATACTTTATTAATTAAGTTATATGAACCTTTACCTCAAGAATTTGGAGTAAAAAATACAGCTTATATTTTAACAAAAAACGGAGAATCAGTAGCTTATGAAGTTGAATTTGATGATTTTGTCCTTGAAGACACATCAATTCATATTGCTCCTCCTAACATTAATTTAGAATTATTAAATCAAATTAGTCCAGCTTCAACTTACAAAAGTTATACAGACATAACAGCTACTGACTTATCTGGTTCTTATAATCAATTAATAAATTTTATTTCAGGTTCAAATATTGGAATCCCATTAAATGTTAATTATACTGATTATTCTAATTTTGTTTACTTCTCTTCAGCTAAACAAAGATTAGATAATTTTATAACTAAATTAACTAATATTTCTGCCTCTCAAGCAGATTTAAATATTATATATAGTCAAATTACAGGTTCAACTTCTGGTTCTTCTACAGTAGTAGCTAATAAAATTCTTTTTGAAAAACAAATAGAAAATGAGATATCTACTTTTGATCCTTATGAACAGTTTCTTTATTACCAAACAGGTTCAAAATCATTCCCTAAAACCAATAGTACTCAACCTTATACTTTATATGATGTAAATAGTTCTACAGCTGAACAATGGTATGCTACTCAATCAATAACAGCTTCAAATTATGATGCTAATAACCAAAATTATCTTTACTGGTTAATTCCAGAATATTTAAGATCTGATTCAACTAATAATAATTATTTCTTATACACAGATATGATTGGTCAATTATTTGATCAATTATGGTTATATACTAAAGAATTTACAAGCAAATTAGAAGCATATCCTGGTTTAGATATTGGTATACCTTCAGATATGGCTGCTAAAGTTATTGAATCTTTAGGTATTAAAATTTATTCTAGTAATTTCACTACCCAAAACATATATAATTCATTATTAGGTTATTCTCCAAGTGGTAGTATTTTATTACCTACAGGAAGTAAATTAGTAACTAACTATGTTACTTCTTCTATTGATGATCAGTATGTTCCTACTATTAGTGATTATCATAAATTAACATATAAGAAAATTTATCATGCTTTACCTTATTTGTTAAAAACAAAGGGTACAGTTAATGGTTTAAAAACTTTATTAAACATATTTGGTATTCCTGATACTATTTTAAGGATATATGAATATGGAGGTAAAGATAAAAACTTTAATACTTGGGATAGTTGGCAAAATGAGTTTAACTATTCTTATTATACTAGTGGTTCCTATTTTATATCTTCATCTTTTGTATTAAATGGAGATTGGAATAGTGCTAATAACACTCCTGGCGCTGTTGAATTTAGATTTAAAACAACAGGTCTTCCAACTGATGAAGGATATTATTCTCAAAGTTTATGGAGTGCAGATGATGGAGCAGGAGCTGGTGTAGCCTTAATATTAAGATATACAGGTTCAGGATATACATCAGGTTCATATTCTGGTTCAATTCCTGACACTTATAACAAATATGCTTTATTAGATTTTATTCCTGATGTAAGTGACACTACTACCTCAGCTAGTGTTTATTTACCTTTTTATGATGGAGGATGGTGGTCTGTATTAGTTAATAGTGGTAGCTCTACTTTTGATTTATACGCTAAAAATAAAATATATTCTGGCTCAGATGGAGATATATTAGGATATCAAGCTAGTTCTTCTGTAACATCAACTTCAACTCCTTGGAGAGGTTCTGAATTTTCATATTTTGGAACCGCTTCTGTTGGACCGGATGCTAAAACATTCTCAGGATCATTCCAAGAAATTAGATATTACTCTACAGCATTAGGCGAAAATGCATTTGATGCTTATGTAATGAATCCTAATTCAATAGAAGAAGATGATTACCTAGCATTTAGAGCATCTTTAGGAGGTGAATTATATACATCATCACTTTCAATTCATCCTAAAGTAACAGGATCATGGGTTACTACTTCATCTTTTACTTCAGATAGTGATTTTTATTTAGAAAATACTTCAAGCTTTGTTGTTAATAGAGAATATATTTTCTTTGATCAATTTGCTGTTGGTATTCAAAATAATGTTTCTAATAAGATATATAATCAGGATTTGGTTCTTCCATTCTATGATTCTTCATTTAATAACATACCACCAAATACAGTTTTATCTTCAGACATTGTAACACAACAAAACTATCCTATAAGTCAAAGTTATACTGAAGATGTAAACTATGCTGAAATTGGTTTATCACCTCAAAATGAAATAAATGAAGATATAAATTCTTCAATTGGATACTTTAATATAGGAAATTTAATAGGTGACCCAAGACAAATATCTTCATCAGCTGAATCATATCCTGATTTAGATGTTTTAAGAGATACTCATTTCGCTAAGTATACAGCCAATTATAATTGGACTGATTATCTTAACTTAATAGCTTATTTTGATAATTCTTTATTTAAAATGTTAAAAGATTTTATTCCTGCTAGAACATCTCTAGCTTCAGGAGTAATCATTAAACAACATATTTTAGAAAGAAATAAATATCCTGTTCCTCAATTAGATACTTACACTACTACTTCTTTTTACAGTGGTAGTTCTTGGAACTCACCTTTAGGAGCCCAAAATATAACTTACTCTAGTTCTATTCTTACTAACTATGTTACTGGTAGTTCAGGTGGATCAGTATTCAATTTAGGAGGCCAAACACAATCTTTAGGACCAGGTTTTAACATTGTTCCTATAACTCAAAGTTGGTATGGTGATAATAATTCAATGAGTGGTTCTGTACCTTATACAGCCTCTTATCAATATGAATTTTTTAATGGACAATATAGTGGATCTAATATTGTAGTATCTGATGGAAGTTTAAGTGACTGTATGGTTAATATAGTTGAAGTTTACAGTACAGCCTCTGTTGGTAATAACACTAGAAATGTAGATGGTATTCCTGTCAGTCCTTTTATTAATTCCCAAGTTGGACTCCAAACAAAGAATAATAGATTAAATTTTAATATAAATGTTGATAAAACATATTATATAAGTTTTGACATGATCACATATGCTGATGATGATATTGGAGGTACAGCTCAAGCCCAATTAAAAGATAATATTGGAACTGTTTTTTATACAAGTCCTACATTTAATCCCGGAGATACAGTCTCTATATCTCAACTTCAAATTAATAATCCTCTTCAACCTTTATATTTTTATATTAACACAGATGTCTGGGATTTAGGTGTTCAAGTTACAAATATAGTTTTATATGAATCTCAATTAAATGACACTAGTGGAGATTGTGAACCATTAGTGAATAATGTGTTAGTGAATAGACCTAATCCATATTATATGGATTTAGATTTTTCAACTAATCCTTATATAGCAATTAACCAACAAAGTGTATTAACAGGTAGTGCTACACGTTTTGCCATTCCTCAATCAGATTATACAACATTAAAACATGCTGGACCTAGATATTTTGGTTCTAGAACTATTGCTCCTGATTTTGGCAAACCAGTATTTAAAAATCCAGCTCAATTACCTTTTAGAAACTCAATTCAAGTTTTAGGAAATACTGATTTGTATCAAGGTCTTAGAGATGGAACAATAGATAAAAATACTTTATCAGGATCATTATATAATACAGGTTCACAAGAATCTAATGTTGAAAATTATGCTGAATATTTCTGTTACTTTAGTAACATAACTTCTTCAGCACCAGAATATCCTTCAGGTAGTAATTTAAACTTAACTTATATTATAGATAAAGAAGGAAACGCTTATGGTTTAAGTAATCAAAATAATGATTCACAACAAGAAAATGATTTCTTGTATATAATTTCTTCTCTATATCCAGCAGGTACCCAACCTAAAATTATTCCTGTTAGTGGAAGTAATACTACATCAACAGATACTATAAGTAATTTTACACTTGTAGAAGGAGGAGCTAGATATCAAACTATTTTTGCTAAAACAGGAAGTGGAGGAAGTTTTGGAGCTTTTTGGTCAGGCAGTAATTCATCTCCTGTATATGTTCCTTCTTTTCATTCCCAAAGTACTTCTACTTTTGATGATACAGGATCAATTTTTAAACCATGGTTATTACCATTATTAACATTTGAAGACCCAACTTCAGGATCAATAAGTAACTATGATTTTGGATTCTTAAATGTTTATAATCCTAATACAGACACAATAAATGCTGATGGATATACTTTACCATCAAATACTTTATTTCCTCTTCAAAAGTATGATTTTATTAGAATAGCAGATACAGGTTCATCTCCTTCATCTTCATTAGACTCAACTTTTGATGCTTTAGGTTTATACCAAATTAAAACTATATATACAGGAAGTACTGTTCCTGTTACAACTTCAAGTTTAGAAGTAGTACCTTTTATAAACGGCTCAACATATGAAGTGACATCAGGAACTATTGATCCTAGTTATCAAAGATTTAGAGTATTTAGAAGAGTACCTTCTCAAACAAACGCTATAATAGGACAAGAAATTTCTGGATTAAATGAAGGATTATTAATACCTGCTAATTATGATCCTAAATTAAATCCATTAGACTTAGCTAGAAATGCAGGAATTATATAACAAAAATTAAAACTAGATATATTTATAATAAAATTACACAACAATGGGATACTTAAACAATTCAGTAGTAACCGTAGACGCTATTTTAACTGATGTAGGACGTCAACTTTTATCTCAAAACAATGGTTCTTTTAGAATTACTCAATTCGCATTAGCTGATGATGAAATTGATTATACTCTTTACAATCCAAATCATCCTTCAGGCTCTGCATTTTATGGAGAAGCAATTGATAATATGCCTTTATTAGAAGCTTTCCCTCAGGCAAGCCAAATAATGAAATATAAATTAACAACTTTACCTCGTGGTACAGCTAGAATACCTATCTTAGCTATTCCAAGTAATGTTGGTTTGAAACAAGGTCAATCACAAGTAATTACTCCTCAAACATTAAACTATACAGGTGGTAATACATTTGAAGCTTCAGGTTACACATTCACAATTTCTGATGTTAGATTGTTCTCAACATTTGAAGGTGTAGGTATTAACACACCAACCGCTACTAATTTAAATACAACAACAACTTTAGGTACTAGTGTTTCTAAAACAGTTATTGGTACAAGTTTAAATTTAAGAGCTACTACTGTTAACACATTATTCTCAACTCAAAATACTTTACAAGCAACATTAACTATTGAAGGTAGAGATTCTGGAGCCCGTTCAATTATTCCTATTTCTGTAACTAAAGTATCTTAATATATAAACCATGTCATTTAAAAGATTAGAAGCAGATGATTTTGTAATAAGCGCGGACGCTATATCATCAACTTGTTGGACTACAGGTACTCCTACATTAACAGAATTTTATACTTCCTCAGTTCAAGAAAATGGTAGTTCCGGGGATTTTTATACAAATGTTTACCAAACATCCTCTTTACTATCTGGCTCAGCTGTTCAATTTGCTATAGCCTATGGTAATTCAGTAGGTAGTGGTAGTGCCAACTATAATAATTTAGTTGATGGGGCCTCACCATCATCAACCATTTATGGACAATACCAGATATTAGTAGTTGGAGATGAAAATACAGACTTTATATTTGGTGGAGTTACAGGTTCTGAATTTTTTGCTTTACCTGTAGAAAGAGCTTGCTATAAAGAATCATTATTTTTAGGTTCTTTAACTTTAACTCTTACAGGTTCTTCAGGATCAATTCAATTAACAGATAATAGTAATTATGTTTCTTCTACTTTATTTAATGAAGCAGGTAGAGTATATCAATTAATTACAGGATCAAATGGTACTAGAGCTAACATTTCTACAAGAAATACTTCAGATGGTTACTCTGCTAAATCAGGATCATATGGTTGGTTCTTACCTGATATTGGAACTATTTTATTAAATCCTATGGCTTTAGCTGATTATCCTATTAGTGGAGGTATTGGTTTAGCTTATAGTGGTTCTTATGGTTGGGGACCTGAAGTAGCTATAGCTACTGGTTCAACAGCTCCTAATGTTTCTCCTAATAGATCATTCTATCAAGCTATTAGCGCTTCAGCAAACTTCCAATTAAATTCTCAAGAAACTATTTCTTCTGATTTTGTATTTGTAAGACCAAGAAGTTCAGAATTTAACTACTCAGAAAATCCAAGCTTTATATCAGGTTCAACTGGTGAGGTATTATATAGTTCATTTATTAATAATCCTACAACTTATATTACAACAGTAGGTTTATATAATGATGCTAACGAATTATTAGCGGTAGCTAAACTTTCAAGACCATTACCAAAAACGTTTACAAAAGAAGCATTAATCAGGGTTAAATTAGATTTCTAAAATGAATGGGCTCGTTCAAACAATTTTTATCCTCAGATATAATCATTACTCCATTTGAAGTAAACAAATCGTTTACTTTTAAAGGTAATGAACTGACTGGATCAAATGTTGCGATAGAAAGATATTTAGGAAAAAACATCCAATCTAATCCTTTTATTTCAGGATCTAATCCTCAAACAGGTGTTGTTTATACTCAAGACCAAGAATTAATTTATGAGTCTATTAAACAACTTTATTATTCTAATTATTTAAATTATACAGCTAGTTTAGGTGCTCCTGTTAACACAGCAAGTTTAGTTCCTGGTTATGATGAATTAGGAGATAGATTAGTAGGTACAACTTCATCAGCTGGTAGATATTGGAATTATCCTCAAACAACTTTAACATTTGAACATTATTACCCAACTGCTTCTAATTCTATAATTGGAGTTATATCTGTCCCTGTTGGATTATTTGGAACATATATTCAACCAAAATCTTTTAAATGGATAGCAGATAGTGGGTCTATATTTGATGATGGTGAAGGAAATTTAATATATGAAACTACAAATCAAATTTGTGGTAATATATTTTATGGCCATGGATTAGCTATAATCACTAGTGATTCTCAACCTTTAGGAGATGTTTATGGAACAGCAATATATGGTTCTTCTCTTTATGGAACTAGTGATGCCGCTGTTATTAATAATTTTATAACATCCTCAAATGTAACTTGTTCATTCTCTTCTTCATTTACTTTATATGAAAGTCAATATAAATGTACTATTAGAGAAAATGAATTTAATTACACTAACAATCCAACAATTATTACAGGAAGTGTTCCTTTTTCAGGATCTATATATTCTGGATCAGCAGTAAATACTAATTCAAATTATCAATTATATGTTCAAGCTGATACAGTAAAAGGATTTGTCACTTCCTCTTATTTTGCTCCATATGTAACAACAGTAGGTTTATATGATGATGCTCAAAACTTGTTAGCAATAGGTAAATTATCTCAACCATTGCCAACTTCCGCTACTACTGATACAACAATACTCATTAATATAGATAGATAATGACACTCAAATGGATCTTTTCAGATCCAATCTACCCAGAAGATTGGTTCGGGTTCGTTTACATAATTAAAAATAAAGTAAACGGACGATTTTATATAGGAAAAAAAGTATTTTGGAATAACACTAAAACAAAGTTAACCAAAAAAGAAATAACAGAACAAACTGGCCCAGGAAGAAAACCAACCCATAAAATAGTTACTAAGGAATCAAATTGGTTAACTTATTGGGGTTCAAATAAAGAACTTTTAGCTGATGTTAAAGAATTAGGACCAGATAAATTTGAAAGAAAAGTTTTAAAACTTTGTAAGTCTAAAAAAGAATTAACTTATTATGAAGTACATTACCAATGTGTTCATGAAGTTTTAATGAATAATTCTTACAATGATAATATATTAGGTAAGTTTTTTACCTCAGACTTGGTCTCCCGATTATAAATTGTTATATTACGGTTATGCTTAATCAACCTTTAGTGGCGTTGGTCAACAGTGTGCTTGGAACAGGTAAGTCAACAGCAAGTGGAAACTATGCTTATCGTTGCCCCTTTTGTAACCATCATAAACCTAAATTAGAGGTTAATATGAAGGAAAATTCAAAAGGTGAAAATCCTTGGCATTGTTGGGTTTGTGATAAAAAAGGTAAAAAAGTATATCAATTATTTAAAGCGGTAGAAGCTCATCCTGATAAAATGGCTGAATTAAGAGCCATTGTTAAGTATGTTGGTCCTGATAGAAAGGAAGAAGTAGTTAATAAATTAACACTTCCTAAAGAATTTAAACACTTTAATAATCTAAAAATTTCAGATATTGAAGGTAAACAGGCTTTAGCTTATTTAAAGTCTAGAGGCGTAACAGAAGAAGATATTCTAAAATATAATATAGGGTATTGTGTAACTGGTCCTTATGCTAAAATGATTGTTATTCCTTCTTATGATGCTAATGGGCAGTTAAATTATTTCACAGCTAGAAACTTTAGTAAAAACTCTACTATGAAATATAAGAATCCAGCTGTTTCGAGGGACATCATACCATTTGAATTGTTTATAAACTGGAATATACCGTTTATACTGTGCGAAGGACCATTTGACGCCATAGCTATCAAAAGGAATGCTATTCCGCTGTTAGGCAAAAATATTCAAACAACTTTAATGAAGAAGATTGTAAAGTCTTCTGTAGATAAAATATATATAGCCCTTGACAAAGACGCCCAAAAACAAGCTTTATCATTTTGCGAGCGCCTTATGAACGAGGGAAAAGAAGTTTATTTAGTAGATATGAAAGACAAAGACCCAAGTGAAATGGGTTTTGAAAACTTCACTAAATTAATTCAAGAAACTTATCCGTTAACATTATCTGAGTTAATGGGTAAAAAATTATTTTTATGAGTAAAAAGAACATTAAAAAATCCTACGATAGAATTTTAGAAATTTCAGCAGACGCTAAACAAATCACAATGCCAGACTCACGTTACTATAGGCGTAACGGAGCTTATTATCCATCAGTAACTTATGTTTTAAGTTATTATCCTAAAGGTAAATTCTTTGAAGACTGGTTAAAGAAAGTAGGTTATTCATCTGAATATATTGTTAAAAAAGCAGGTGAAGAAGGAACACAAGTCCATGAAATGATTGAAGAGTATTTGAATGGAGCCGAATTAAATTTCTTAAACAAATATGGTAACCCACAATATAGCCCTGACGTATGGCAAATGTTTTTACGTTTTGTAGAATGGTGGGAAGAATATAAACCAACCTTAATTGAAACTGAAGTACACTTATTTTCAGACGAACTTAAGGTAGCAGGTACTTGTGATATGGTTTGTGAAATTGAAGGTGAAATTTGGATTATTGATTTCAAAACTTCTAATCACCTCCAGACAACTTATGACTTACAAGCTGCTGTTTATGGAAAATGTTATGAAGAATGTTATGGTAAAACACCTGATCGTTATGGTATTCTTTGGTTAAAATCTTCTAAGCGTAAAGGCGCAACTGGTAAAATGCAAGGTAAAGGATGGGAAATGTATGAATCATCTCGTTCACAAGAAGATAACTTGGATATATTTAAGACGGTAAAGAAGTTGTTTGATTTGGAAAACCCAAAACATTCACCTATATTTACTGAGTTCAAGACATCAGTAAAGAGGGAGTTGTAATATTTATGACAAACCCTATCTATG